GGCCGATAACGCGATGGCGGGGGTACGGGGGGTGGGGGAAACCAACGGAAGGGGGGATATCCCTTTAAAAATTTCTGACCCCTAAGCCGATTTTCCAAACTCTCCCAGATGGACTTGAACCAACGACCCGAGAGTTAACAGCTCTCTGCTCTACCGACTGAGCTATAGGAGAATATACCCCCACAGGTATCTGGGGCTACCGCAGGGGATTGTATTATTCAATTTATATCGAAATCGACCGGGATCTGTGTAGTGTTATTTTGTATTGATTACCGAGGAGTCCCCTACGATCCCGACAGGGAACTAAGTAATAAATACAAAAATTATTTAATCTATAGGTTTCCCATAGGAGTATTCCTAAGAATACCCCTATGGGAAATATCTATAGCTCCAACTATTGGTTATTTTTATTAGACATGTCTTTCAAACGGGGAGCCAAATCTCTAGAGTTACCTACCTGCTTATTTCTAAGGTTTCTCTTAATCTCATTAATAAGTTCCTGCTGTCTCTTTGGATCAACTGGATTTACCTTAATATCCATAGTATTTGTATTACCTGTATATTTGTTCTTTTTCTTTTTAATTAGTTTAAGATATTTACCCATAGCATCTGCTTCATTAATAGCTCCTGCTTCTACCATCAATCTTGCTGGTACTGCAAATGGAGAATTATTGAATAGATTGTTCATGCCTAGAACTCCAAGATCCTTCATAACCTGTGGACCATCACCTTGTGGGATTGAAGTTGTAAATGCATTGTATAGAGAACTAGCTACATCAGCTGGATACTTAGCAGCCATCATAAGTGCTGGAGGAGCCATTGGGGTTCTGAAAGCACTTAGTGGACCACCAGTTTGTTCTGATAACTTGGCTAGTAGGTATTGGAGATTACCACTAAGATGGCCTAGAACTGGAACGCTGTTAGCCATTCTAAATAGTAATGTTTCTGGATTCTGTTTCATTTCTTCCGTGATATCCTTAACATCTCTACCCTGTAGCCATTCCTTTAGTAGATCAGAAACTGCTGTTAAACCAGAATACATAATAAGGCTTCCCATAACAGTTGCTGCTGTCATTCCACCATAATTACCTAGCACATTGTTATAGAAGCTCTGTGACCAACCCAACAGGCTCTTCATTAAGCGACCCATTGGTGTTCTTGCTTCTAAACTAAGTTCTCGGTTAAGACCACGGCTAGATGAAATAGCACCTTCGGTTGTAGTTAATGTTTCACAAGCAAAGATAAATGACTCATAAGCAGCTTTACCAATCTTTGGATCAATTCCAGTTAGAACTGGGGTATTTGAATGCTCGTCAAACAATGCTCTTAGCTCTGACCAATTAACTAAACCATTAACTGAATATTGCTTACCTAGTTTATTGAATGCTGCTTTTAGTGCTGCAATCTTTTCTACGGTATTAACACCATACTTATTCATGGCAATAGCAATATCCCATCTACCACCAAAGCCAGCTTCTCTACTTAGTTCCTTGAACATTCTAGTAAGTTCTTTAGCTGCTTTTGGATCTGAGATAGAAGCTTCTTCCAATGTTTTCATTGTACGGAATGTTGCTGGTTCGTTTAACTTGGTAAACAGTTTTTCTGCTGCTCCATTATTAATGAATGTTGCAAATCGTTTACTGAATCTTTGCATAGCAAACTTACGAGCTAGGAATGTAGTATATCTAGATGAACCAATTTCCACACCTACATTACCAAACCAATCTGTTAAATCGCTAGCAATACCAAAACGAGAATCTTTTCTTGTTGCTGATACTCTATCAAAGTATTTGGTTAACTTAGGTACACCGTTTCCATCAATATTTAAGATACGATCTTCCATGTCAGAACGAACTAAGTCAATAAAGAATTGTGTTTCTCTCATATCATCAGTTAGTGCTGCACCTACAGAGAATCGTTTATCTCCAATTAATATTCTTACAGTTTCCCAAATATTCTTAACAGACTGTACTGGACCTACTGTAAATGGAGATAGTAGTAAGTGTGTTGCTGGTTCTGCGCTGCCAGTAATACCCCAAATAGTACCACTAATACCCTTAACTAAGTTAAGACCCATTTCTACTAGCTCTCCTCTGGTGGAGTTATAGCTAGAGTGTACTGATCCAATTCTTCCTTGGTAAGCTAGATAATCTTCTGATAGTCTGGTAAAGCCTGCTTGTACATGCTTAATACCCTCTTCGCCATTTAAGGCACTAGCATCACTAAGAGCTTGTTCTTTTAGAATTTCCATAAACTTACTGAAGCGTACACCAGTAGTACCAGTTAGTCTATCAACTTCTTTTTGGACAAGTAATTCAAATCCACGAGATTTTACAAAGTTACCATAAGCTTCTAAAGGATCGCTTCTTACTATATCTTGTAGAACCTTACTTGACATGATTTCATCCCATGAAAGATTTTCAATATATGTGCCGTGTTCTAATCTTGTCTTATCCTTTAGGGATAGCATTGGATTCATTGGATTAGCATTCTTTGGTGCAAGATATGAACTAAATCTTCCACGATATAGTTTAGCGTTAAGAAGATCAGTCATCATTACATCTACGACATTCTTATTACCGTAGTCGTTTAGTTTCCATTGCTTTCCATTATACTTAGTACTACCGTTTACTACTTCGTTATACTTAGCTAGATCAGATACAGATAGATCTAGTTTCTTTTCTGGTATTCTGCAAACAACTAATTCACCAGTATTTTGATCAACATATGTAAAGTGCTTCTTACTGGATTCTCCATTCATCTCTATGAATGTATCTGCCATGCTGTTTGCTGGATATCTTTCGACTTCTAGGTTGATTAAAGTTTGTTTATCAAAATTAGCTTCATCCAAGAAGTGTTGTTGTCTTCCTTCTAGTTTTCTACCTTTATTTAGAATGTTACCTTCTTTGTTATATAACCAACCCATTGATAACATAACGGTAGTATCTAGTTCATCAGAAGCAATTAAAGTAGCTCTTCTGACTTTAACCATTTCCTGAATAACAGAATCAAAGTTATCTTGTGTTACTTTTTCACCAACAAAAGTAATTGGGAAATACTCAGTTGGTTTAACAGGATTACCCTGCTTATCAAGTAGACTAATAAAGTTTGTTTCGTTTTCAAGGTTAATTAGATTTGTATTGATTTCTACAACTGAATCATAAAGATTTTTTGTATTAAGCATTACAGTATCTACAAACTCTTTACTTGGATTTGGTATTAAGGTTTTAATTGCTGCTTCAATATCAACTCTATTAAGTGCTTTTTTAGTAGCAAATGATTTCATAATCTCAATAGAAATTAAAGAATAAATCTTTTCACTACCTACTGATTTAGCTAAAGTAAAAGTATTATCTCTTAGTTTAGTGGTCATGCGATATGCTTCATGTGAACATTGCTCCCATGACTTAATAGCATTCTTACCACCAGCTACTAGATTATGAACATGTGCTTTACTCTTATCAGCAAAGGCAGAGACTGTTCTAACTATATTGGACAAGGATCTGGTAGTAGAACCTACACCAGTTCTTGCTTCAATAAAGTTAGCTGTTGTGGTCATTAACTTTCTCCACCAGTTTCTAGAAGAGCGTTCGCTTCCACCAAAAATCCATCCAATTAGATTGCCTTCTCTTAATAAAAGAGTATTATCTTTTGGTGAATTGTTAATAGAACCTAGTACTTTATTTTTAATTTCATCATCAGAAATATTAACTTCTTCTTTTGTTATTGCTGATTTTGGTTCTTCTCTCATAGCCTTTTCAGCACGCTTATCCATTGTTTCTGCAAGACTATCCTTCTTAAAAGATACTAGATCAGGATATTTGTTTGTTACTTTGCTAGAAGCAAAATTAAAATCATTTACAGATAAAGGCTTTAAGAACTCTGGTAGATTTGTTTTATTTCTTTCATTTCTAAGTTTAATATTTTCATTAATCTTAGCATGAGCAAATTCAACAATATCATCAATAGTTCTTACAGTAATTTTTTCTTCTGGAACACCTCTAGCAACTATTTCTTTTGAAAGCTCTCTATCGAAGATTGTCCAGAATTCATTATTAAGTACTTCATATGCTTCGCCAAATCTTGTTTTGTTTTCGTCTGCAATCATTTCAGCAGCTCGTACAACTCGATACAATAGTACTTTAAAGTCTTCTGGAATACCAGTTAGGTTTACTCCAATATTTTCTCTTAGTTCTTTTGCTGCTTTATAGAACTTACCCAAAGCTAGTTTAACAATCTTTGGTGTTGTTCCGTTATCTCTTAATGTTTCTTTTGCATTAAGAACACCATGAACAAATCTTTCTTCTTCACTAATATTAGCAACATCAGACTCTTTATTTAATACCCGTGTCTCTGGAATAACTGGTTCTCCGTTTTTAGTTTCTACTGGTAATTTCTTTGGATTAACAGTTGATTCTGGAGGATCTTTTAATGGTGATTCTTCTGGTTTTAGTTTTTCTGCTGTTTCTAGTGCAGCATGTTCAATAGTTTTTATAACTTTAATATGCTTTTCATTTGTTGGAATATGTCCAACTAACTTGCCAGATTTCTCAACTATTTCAATAGCAGTAAACTTAGCATTATAAAGACTAGCTAAAACTACTCGTAAAGCTTCTTCTTCTGAGTGACCTTCTTTAATAATATCTAAAACGATTTTAAATTTATCTTTATTAATACCAGCAGTTCTTAAAAGAACATCTGGTACTTCTTTAATTGAATCAAGAATAGACTTATTTTCTTTTGGATCAATAGCTAATCTAAATACTTTACTCTTATCTAGTTCTACTCGTACTGTATATGGAGACTTGGAATTCTTTCTAACTCCAGCTGCTTTTTTCTCGTTTGTAAATAGAAGACCTAGTTTAAAGGAATCCATATTACCATCCCAGTCACTAGAAATAAAAGCACTACTATCTCCAATACCACGAATAACAGGGAAAGAAACTTCAACCTCAGCTTCTGGTGTTTTAATGGTATTGTTTGTTTCTGCTGTTTGTTTGTTATCTGCTTCAATATTAGCAGCTTTTTCTTCAACAATTGCTTGTAGTGGTCTATCATCAGACAGTGCTTTTTCTTGAATACTATCGAATAGAACTGCTTCAGAGGTTCTTGGTTTTTGTTTACTATCTAGTTCTTCGAATTCCTTAAGCAATTTCTTTGTTCGTTTATTTGTATTTTTAGCCCAGTTGTCAATTTTTTTATCTATAGCTAATAGTGTTTCTTCATCGTTAGTTTCTTTAGCTACTTTAAAAGCATCTGCATCTTCAGGATGAAGCTCTAAGAAAACTCTTTCAGCTGCGCCCTTTGGTAAGTTGGGTAATTGACCTGCTTTAGTACTTCTAACTCTACCACCATCAAACCTTGCATTTAGAAGGGCCATTACAAAAACATTTTCATCTGTCATACTTCCATTGCCGCTAAACAACCATTTTTGAAATGCACTAAATTTTGCTTGCCACATTTCAGTAGTAGCTAACTGGCTAATATCAGTATCCATACCAGCATCACTACGGTCTTCTCCTAGAACTGCTGTTGGATCTTTAAATGAATCATAAGAGACTACCTTACCGTCCTTAGTTTGTTCTCTAAATTCTTTTAATTGTCTCTTCTTTTTAAAACCAGTTAATAAATTGTTTAGTTCTTTTTCAGTAGAAACTGTAAGAATATTTGGTATTTTATTCTTATCAATTTGTTTCTGAGAAGCAATTAAGACTTCACTTAGTAAGTCATCTACTTCATCAACAGAAACTTTTTGAAAGTTTTTAACATACTTTGAAATATTAGCTGCTATTGATTTTTTAAACTTATTATTAACTAATATATTAGAAATAAGGTTATTAACTTGTTGTTGTAAAGTTTCTTTATTTTCTGGTGTTACTTCTGTAAAACTAGTTGGAGTAAACTTTTCTAGTACTGGTTCTTCTACTGCTTCAGCAAAGTCAGCTATAAATGACTTTAGGTTTGGTAGAATTGTAACTAGATCTTGAATATCTTGAGCACTAGAATAGAATGGAGTAGTAACATCACTAGTAAATGAATCAACAGGATTTCCTTGAGTATCTACCCAACCCCATTTATCTTTTAATAGAACTCCTTGCTTATATCCAACAGCTTTTACAGTTACTTTTTCTGGATTAATAATAACATAAGAAGTAGAGCCAATATCTTCTCCTCTATTTCTATATCTAATAATATCAATACCAGCATCTACTAGAATTTTTTTAAAGTCTTCAAAGTTACTGATTTTATCGGTATCTACACCAATAGTAGCTCCGGCTGGTTTTCCTTCATACTTTTGCGTTCTTTCTTTTTTATATAAAGCATCAAGTCTTTTTATAATTTCGTCTGCTTGTTTTTTACTAGAAACAACAGTAGATAAGAAGACATCAATTGGTGTATCTTGTAATAGTAAGTTATCATTAATATCTCTAAAATAATTTTCAATTGATGTGTGTCCAGATAGACCATCAATCATTTCAATGACATTAGCATTTTCATTAATTTCAAATGCTGTCATTTTATAATCTCCAGATGATGGTCCAGAAGAATCAAGTATCCACGCTGTTCTATCAAACGCTGCTTTTAGTGTTCCTGTATGTAGGAATAGTGGAGTAGATGCTGTATGATCAAATGTTCCACTATGATAAATTATTCTATTAGTACCTTCTAAACCGTTGTCAAAAACAGGTCTAGTTACTTCAAATTTACTTTTAGTTATAAATACATTCTGTTGTATTCGTTGTTTTTTATTAGCTTTATTAGCAAGATTATTAATGTAATTTAACTTACTCATTACATTATCGTTTAAGAATAATCTTCCAGCAAATGTTTTATAAATAACTGGAGTAATCATAGTTCCAGAAGTTGCAATAAATTCTTTTATTTCTTGTGGGTTTAGTGCTTTAATTGCTTGTTCACCCAAACCATAATTTGCAATATATCTTAATAGATTAATTTGTGTAGAAGTTACTTCAGCTGCGTTAAATATATTTTGAATATCATTAATTTTTATATCTTGAGTTGATGATATACTAAAAAGATTTGCAAGTAATCTTTCTGGTTCTAGTATAATATTATCTACTATTAAATCTAATTTATCAGCGGATTGTGGTTGTGCTATATCAGCTAACGCTGATTTAATATCGTCTTTTAGCTTTACTAGTTCACTAGAACCTGAAAACCAAGCTTTTCTTATATTATTTTTAAATTCTTCTAGTGTTTTTGTTCCATAATAATAAGAAGATTTATATATTAAAGTACTTATCTTTTTATCTGCTTGAGCAATATCAACCATATCTGGACTAAACATATCTCTTAGTGAACCAATATCATCTACTAGATTTGAAAGTTCTGTATTAATTTTTTTTAGTAGAATCTTAGTATCTCTATTCATATTTAAATCAGATACTAAACCATCAAATACATCTTGAACATATCGTACAAAAGAACCAAGAATACTAAGTCTAGCGTTTTCTGCTGCTGTCATTGCAATAGTCATATTCTTATTAGCAAAGTAATTAGCAAAGAACTCAGATGGATTAGCTACTGAATAAAGATCAGATTCTCTTCCACTAAGTGATCTAGTAATCTTAACAATAGCATCGTGTAGAGCTGGATCAACAATAGTACTATAGGAATAAGCAAGTCTAAGTACTTGTTCTGGTGTAGCTAAATAAGCATAGGTATGACCTAGTTCGTGTAGCATTAAATGTGTTAAGGTTGTAATACTAGCTTGATCAGTTGATCTAAGTGCTTTAAACACAACAGAATTATTAATAGTAATTGTTAATTGTTTACCGTCTGGACTCATTGAAGCTTGACCAAGTGTAGCTTCTGATAGTTTTTCAAACTTATAAACAATCCTTCTATTTGGACTATCAATTAAATTAAGATTTGCTAAAGATGCTCTAATTAGAGAAAGTGTTGCTTCAATGTTTTGTTTTGCAAGTTGTTTCTCAGATCCAATAAACATGTCAAGTGAGTTTATTAAACCATCTTTAATATTATCGTAAATATTAACAACACTCTTTCTTGCTGTTTGTCTAAAGTATCCTTCTTTTCTAAAAGATTTTGTAGCTTTATTTCTTTCAAGCAAACTAAGGTTTTCTGGTGTTCCTAATAGACTTGTTAAAATTTTTCTTGATGATGGACTAAGTTGCTCATCAGCCAAGACTTCATCCAACATAGATCTTGTTGTTTTCTTTTCTAGTAGTCTTGTCTTAAGCATCTTCTTTTCATTTGCTTTAAAAGAAGAATTCTTAATAAGTTTATTAATTTCATCATCAGTTTTACCTGAGTGTTCAATAACAAACTTTGTCATACTTTGTTTTGTTGCAGGAGGAAGTTTTTGGAAAGCAGAGTTAGTAGATGCATCCATTACCTTTTGAATCTTAGCGTCTAGTTCTTCTGCTTCAAACTTATCTAGTTCTTTAATTCTAGCAGCAACCCATTCTTTTGGTTTATTGTGAGGAGTAGTTGATATTAATTTTTTAGCTTCTTGAGTTGATCTCTTAATAGCTACTAGTTTATTTAGAAGACCTCTTGGTTCATCCTTTGGTTTGGATACTAATCTAAGAACATCTCCAGCGGTATTAACCTGATCTGCATTAATTAATCTAGTAGCAAAGTTATTATCTGTTTCTCCAGTAGCTCTATTAAATACGGTTGAGTCATGTAATGAAGCTAGACCATCAGCTTCTCCTGCTTTTCTAGCTACATCAGCTGCATCAGTAAACTCAGTTGTTCTAATTACATGCTGTTCTTCATTGGCTAGTGGAGCTTCTTCAGGAACAATGTTTGATTTTTCTTTTCCTTTAATAGCATCAATTGTAGACTGTCTAACAAGAATATCTTCTTTGGTTGCTGTATTACGAACTCTTCGATACTCACCAGATAATACTTTTTCAGTTTCTACTTCTGTAATCTTAGCAATGTCTTCTTGTTTTACTCTTATTCTTTTTCCAGTTTGGTCTACTACTTCAACTGTATCATCTACTACTTCTTCACCAGTTCCAGTTAAAATATCCTTTGGTCTTTCAACATTTACAGTTGAGTTTTCTTCTTGTGCTGCTTTTAGACCAGCATCAAGCATTGCTCTGTGTTCTGGGGTTGGGCCAATAAGACTCTTATCTAAACCACTAGCATTCTGTAATCTACCATTTTCTTTTACTTTATATTCTCTACCGCCTATGTGTGCTACTGTACCAATAAGGCCGCCGAATGCAGCACCCATAAGTAAAGCTGTTCCCAATTCTGAATAACTAAAATCATCTTGAAGTTCGTTATAAAGCGCAGTAGAAGCAAAAGCAATTCTATTTTGTTGATCTCTTATACTAGCACCAGCATTTGTTAAACCAGCAATACCAGCACCAAGGCTTACTTTTTGAAAAGAACTATAGTTTTTAAACCATAGTGGTAGATCGCCCATTGATAGACTATATAAACCTTTTGCTGCTGATAATGCTTTTGATTTATTAATAGTACTACTAAGTGTTTTAATATTATTAGCTAGTGAAGCACTCTTAGAGATTCCTTGTAAAGCCGCTAGAGAACCTTTTGCAACCAAGCCAGCACCAGCAGTAGCTATGGCTACTCCTAATGTTACTGCCATGTCTGGATCATTTAACATCATTGTAGGAAGGCCATAGGCTGCTGTTGTTAGGATATTAGTCTTTGTCCAACTAGAACTAGATGAATAAGCTTCCATTCTTTCTTGAATGGTGTTTTCTGCTAGCTTCATTTGAATAATAGAAAGAGCTTTTCTTGCTCCTCCAACACCAATAATACTATCAGAAGTAATACCCTTTTGTGCTAAGTATGGAACAACTTCTGGATTAATATTTTCATTAAACCACTTAACTCCATCAAAGCCAAACTTCTTTTCTTCTTCGGTTTGGTAGTTAACATAATCTTCAATATCTTTTCCAATACCAGCACTATTGAATGGATTAGCCATGCTTTCATAGTAAGCTAAAGAAGCATCTCCAAGTACCTTTTTGGTTTCTAGTTCTATTTCGGATTCGCCAGCTAATGAAGGAATATCAAATACTTTCTTTAAAACTAAAGATGGTAAGCTACCTTCTCCCTCTAGTGACTCTTGAATTCTTTCATTTGTGCCTTGTTGTAACATCAACTTACCAAGAGAATCTAATCGTTCTTTTGCTACAAATTGATCACCCAGTTTTAGTGCCGGAGTAGCTCCAGCCATTTTTGGTGTTCTTTTTCCTTTAGCATCAACATAGTATTCTTCTCCAGTTTCTGGATCAGTAACTGCATCTGGAATCTCTTGCTTTAGTGTTTCTAAAACATAATCCTTTCCACCTAGTTTTTGCAGTTCTGTTGGTCCAAGGTTTTCTACAATCTGCTTATTAATTCTGTAATATGGGTTTGCTCCATAACCTAAGATAGCTCTTTGTTGAGCGTATCTGTCTACATCTCTACCAATAAGACCAGCATTACCACCCTGTGCTAGATATTGTAATCTTTGGAAAGTATCAAAATCATCTTGATATGGTTTAGTTGACCAATTAGCTGAGTTATTAATCTCTTCAAGAGTTAGGCTTGGTAGTACACCAGTACGAGCATATTCTGCTCCACCAACATTTGAAAAGAAACTTCTAAAGAAATTTACTGGTTGTGTTGCAGTATATACAACATGTGGATCTGAAGCTCCGTAAATTGGAGCGTTATAGGCTGTAGCAAAGTTAGGATATTGTGAATTAGTAAACTGATTATACATTGAGTATTACCTTTCTGGGGACTTAAGTGCCATGAATAAGTAGATTATAGTTAGTTTTGCCAAAGATTAGCTTCAGCGTTTCTTCTTCGTACTAAACCTTTTAGTTTCTTACCACCAGACTTATTATAGAGTCGTAAGGCTGCTGGGACATTCTTAAAGTTATTGACTGAAGATACTGCTTCGGTTAGTGTTTCAAATCCTTTACGACCATAAAAACTAGGGCCGACATTATAGGCAAATGAGATTAATGCTGCTTGTTGGTTAGGATTCATTTCATTCCAAGTTGGAATAGTTGATTCTAACTTTGGAATAACTTTAGTATCTATAAAATCTTGCATTAAATTATTAGCTTCTTCTTTAGAAATCTTATCTCCCTTTTTAACTGGAGTTCCATCTCTATAAGTAGTTGTACCTTTACCTATTGTCCATACCTTTCCAGTATCATCCCAATAAGCATCGGTTTTCATTCCTTCAAATTCAGAAATTAAGTTAATATATGGTTTATCACTAACAGTTCCGGGAGATGTTTGTTTATTTTTTCTAATATAGTATTGACCAGTATTTTCATCTATATAAGCACCATCTGGATACTTATTATCTTCTGGTTTTTCAAACCATTGTCCTGCTAAATCTGGTCTTAATTTTGAATAAATAGAGTCTGTAGAGAATGTTGGATGGCTTGGTTTTTTAAATGTATCTTGCCAATGTCCAGTTTTATCTGGCGTTAACCCAGACAACCAAGCACCTCTATAATCGTAATCATACTGACCTTTATCTTCTAAATAATTATAAATATCTTTATTTATGTTATTAAAAGCCCAAACTTGAAACTTATTTTCATTTTCTTTTGATAATACAGTATCAAAGTTTTTATCAAACTTTATATTATTTTTACTAGAAGGGTTTCCATCATAAGGAATAATTTTTATTTTGTTTTCTTCAATATTTTTTCTTAATTGTTTTTCTTGTCCAGAAAGAACAAAATCAACCGATGGACTAAGACTCTTAGTGTATTCTAGACTAGTCATATCTACTGGTTTTTCATAACCAGCAGTATAACTAAACCTACTTGTTTGATTCATTGGTTGTTCGTTTTGTAGAGACATACCCCAGAATAAAGATACTAATGGATTTGGGTATACATCTTGAGTACCTTCTCTATATGTTTTATTATTTTTATAACCAAGAGTTGCTACATATAGACTAGCCATTAAATCAATTTTTTGCATTTTACCATCTTGATTAATATCATATTCTTGAATAAACGAGGATAGATCATCATTTGTTAAAATGTTATGAAGAATTTCTTTAGAAGTATTTTCATCTGTATTGAAATTACTTTTTAGAATAGCAGCAACTCTATTAATAATTCTAGGATCTCTTAAAGCTGTATTTGCTTGCTCTGGTGTAATTTCTTCGCTAAGAGTTCTAATTTCTGTTGCTGTTAGAGCTTGTGCCATTTCATTAATAGCAAAACCAGAACCTTGTTCTTTAGTCTGTGCTAAATAATAAGCGGCAGCGGCAAAGCCAGATATTTCTTTATTTGTTGTTGGTGTTGTACCATCATCAACTTCAATTGGAATTGGTCTTTGCCCAGAAACTAGTTTTCCAAGTGCTTTGGCATAGTGTTCTTCAAAGCGTGGATCTGAAATAAAACTACTTGGTAACATTGTTACATATCCTCTTGTTGGATCTTGGAATGTAACATAAGAAGCGTTTGATGGAGAAACAATAGCTTTTTCTTTTAACAGATCTTTTTCTTCTCCATTGACTACTACTGGTAGGCTAGTTAAACCAAAAACTAAACCACCATTTTGACTATTAGTTAATTGATCGTCTTCTGTTCTTTGTTTATGTGACCAACCCCAAGTTTCTGTTGGGCCTAATGATTGATATGCTACAGAGGCAACCCTAATTGCTTCTTCTTTTGTTGCTGGCATTCTACCATTATTAAAGAACTTTAATACTGATGGTTGTGTAGCAACCCCTACTCGTAGTGTTTCTGTTAGTGTTGGTCCTTCAGAAATAGACTGACCTCTTACAACACCAGTTTTTGAGTTGCTATCTCCAGAGAATTCTGTTCTTGCTTTAGCTGAAGTAATTAAAGAAACTCTATCTTCAGGTGTTAATAAAGAATCTGTTGGAATAAAACTAGAATCAATTGCGTTTAGTATTGGTGCAATTTGTGTTTCATCTGTGCTTGTATTTAAATAACCAACAGTAAAAGCTAATTGTTGTGGTGATTTTGTTTCAAGATCAGCTACTGTTTTTTCGTCTACAAAAACAGACGGATTGTTTAGTTTTTCTACTCGTCTATTTTCAATAAAAGTATTTGTCTTAGTTTTATATCCACCTAATTGAATATAGTTTTGATTTCTTGGTATAAATAATCTACCAGCATCGTCTTTAATAGCCATACCAGAAAAATTAATATCTATACCCCTTTGTGCTTCTTCACTAGATAAACCTTGTGTTAAAGTTACATCGTACATTAGTAAAGCATTTCCTAAATATGGAATTATATTTGGATTTTGATTTAGGTAGTTAGTAAAAGAAGCATCATTTGCGGTAATAGCATTTAGTTCTGCTTCATTAAGAGAATCTTTATACATATTTTTAAAGATCTGTTTTGATGCTTCATAATAAGTTGTTAATGAGTTTTTTGGACCAAATAAAGCAGTATCTTCATTTGTTGGTGTAAGTCCAGTTACTTTTTTTAGAATTGCTTCCATTCTAAGAGCAGCTGGATTAGTTACACCAGTAATCATTGTGGTATAGGACTGTGGATTTAATTCTTCTTGCATTGGTGTATTACCACCAGCTTTTGTCCACGCAACATATAATTTAGCTTTTTCTAAAGGAGAAAAATCCTGTCCTTTAATACTAAGTTCTTTTAGTTTTTCTGGTGAAGTATACTTTAAATGTTCTTGTAACCAAATTGCTTGTTGAACACTTACATTATTTGATTTAAGAATAGTTTCTACTTTTTCTTTAAATTCTGGTGGCAGGTTTGTTCCTCTAGCACCCATAGCTACTACTGCATCTGATCCAATTATAAGTTTATATCCAGTCTCACCAAGAGCGTTTATTTTGTCCGTTTCAGACGCACTTGGATTAATACTATAGTTATTATTTTGATCTTTTAGTATTACTGGTTGTCCATTAGCTGTAACTGCATTATTTTTCTCAGCCTGTAAAAGTACACTTGCTGGTAATACTGGATTAAGTGGAGCATTTCCATTTGAAGTTTCATAGACTGGTAAGGTTTCTAAAGCTTTTGCGGTTACATAATTACCTTCCATCCAAGTAGAATAACTTCTACCTCTTTCAAACTGTTTCTTTGTTGTTTCTAAAAGATCCTTTTGAACTCTTTCTGAGTCTGCTGAAATATCATATAACCCTTTTCTAGCAATATCAACAACTTCCATATATTTAGTACCTAAACCAGAAAGATCATAATCTTCTGCAAAAACATCAGTTAGATTTCCATCTGAATCTTTGATACCAATAAATTCATTTGTTTTATCTTTATATTCTTGTTCAAATGGTTTTGCTTTAGTAAATGCTGAATTATAATCTACAGCTTCTGGTCGTTCTACCATGTTTTTTGGTACATTGAATGACTCAGCATATGTATTTCTCATCTTAGTTCTTAGATCATACTGGAGATCACTAATTTGACCTACGGTTTTTCTTACATTATAATCAAGAACATTTGTATAAACGCTTTGTGCTACATTGAATGCTTTTGCACCTACGCCATACCAATCCATTCCGTAATCAATTTGGCCAATCCAGTTATTTGGTGCTGGCATTGAAACCTGAGCTTCTTCTACAACTGTTGGTTTTACAATAGTTTCTTGTACTTGTGGTGCTTGTACTATTTGATTACTTTGTTCAATTATTAATTGCTCAGGGGTTGGTGGCATCTGTTGATTCTCCTAGTAAGTCTTTATATTGATTCATTGCCATATAAATAGTTTTAACTAAATCTTCATCATTCTTAACTCTACCAGAATTAATTTCACCTTTAAGACCCTGCTCAATAAGTGTTTGATATTCTGGTTTTGAGAACATTGAAAATGCTTCACCCCATTTATCTGGTGTTAGTGATCCAGTTTCAAGCATCATCTTAGCTACGCCTTCTGATGCTTTATTATCTAAATTAATCTTTGCTCTTTGATTTGATAGATTTCCTTTAACAAAATTTCTAATGAAATCTGGAGCAAGTTCATCTACCATAGTTTGTTCGCCTAAGGATGGAGTTCCATAAGGATCGTTTTCAAATACCTGTGCTCTATCTTGTAAATCAAAAGCTGGTACAAAAGCACCAGCCTTATCTACTACACCAAAACGACCGTTAAATGAATCTGCAACATCCATTAGGTTCATCTTTTCTAGCTTAAGCAAATCATCAATATGTGATTCTTCTGATACATCAGCATCTAACTCTTTGTTTGAAATAGAACCAAGTCTTTTTGATAGATCATCTTTATAGACTTGTTTAGATTTATTTAGATTTGTAATTGAGTTTCTTGCTGATAGGTTTTGAATATCATCTTTAAATTCATTTACTAACCACTCTGGCCATTTAGATACTTTATCTCTTAAATAATGTTCTTTTTCAGTTGGACTTTCTAACATCTGAAGTTCTAGTTCAGTATTAGTTATTAGTTTTTGTTTTTCTTTATCTGGACCATCTGGAGATAAATTAAGATATTCTTTCCAGTAATCTTCTTTAAATGATTTAGTTGGTAATGGAAAATCTTTGGTAGCTTGCTTCCAAGTTTCAAAAACTTTTTTTGGTTTTGTTGGATACATTTTCTTAATACTATCAGTAATATTATTTAGTTTCTTTTTTAAATCTTTAGATCTAATTTCAGAAACATTTTCAATATTAGTAGATTCAGTATATTGTCTACCACTAGCTATTTGCTGTAGTTTATTGTATAGGTCTTCTTTCATTTAATTATCCTCTTAATGGACTATCTTTACCATACATTAAACCAGCACCAATACCAGCTTGTAAACCACTAAGAGCACCGCTAGCAAGAATCTGTGCAGTAGGTGTACCGCTAATAGTTGAAGTATCACCGGGCATAAATATCTGAAGTTCTTGATAATTAAAATCTCTTTGATTTAATCTATTCTGATATGCTGTATTAATATCTCTTCGTTTATTCATGTCAGTAATTCTAAGGTTAGCCATATTAGTTGATGCATTCATCATATTCTGTCTTAATAAAGCTCTTGCTGTTCCAGAGGATGCTGATATGTTTCTACCAGATATACTAGATAATAGAGCTGAATTAACTTGATTGGTTTGTTTACTGTATTGACTCTTAGAGTTATCAAATCCAAATTTTTGATAAACTTCTTGAATAGCTCTTTCAGATAAAGAAGTTCGTTCTATTTGTTTATTTTGAATGGCTTTTGCAAGATTGGCTTTTGTAATATTTCTATTACTAGCATCAATTTGCCAGCGTCTTTGAAAATTTGCATTTTCTGCTTGCATCTGTGCTTGTTTTTGTTGTGCTTGTGCTTGACTAGAAGCACCAAAACCCTGCATTAGTGATTGAGCCATTGAAAGGCCACCCATCAACGCGCCAACTTGTAACATACTCATGGTTTCTTAAACCTCCCATTTAAAACTCTATGGAAATTCTTTTTATTATATTGATCAGAACCATTTAATAAAATAGCTCCACTAAGTCTATCACCTAGAATTCCTATTGATCTCTTATTACTCATCCAGTCTTTAATCTGTTGTTTATATTCTTCTTGCTTATTCTTTTGTATTTGAGAATCAGCATCAAGTGATAAAGAATCCTGCCAGTAAGCAACAGCACTAGATAGAATATCAACTCTATCGTCGTGTTTAAGACTACCACGACGGCTTGTTATTCTTGTTATTTGTTTTTGATTTTCTTGATCTTTAATTGCTTTTGTATTAAAGATTAATTTATGAACTGCCATTATTGGTTCTAAAGTTCTTATAATTCTTTCTTCTTTAGAACCACTAACTCTAAAGTCTTCAATAGCAATTTGTCCACATATCTGAGATACGATTGGTCTTAGTAGATTACAATACATAGCATCGCCGAAGTTAGCCTCAACTCTAATTAAATTAATATCATATTGATAAGCTAACTTAGCAATTTTCTTTAATAAGACTTCTTCGTATCCTCCTTGCATACCAAGCAATTCATGTACGATGACATAGCCATTGATAAATGACGCAATGCAAATAGCTGTTTCATCTGATCCACGGCCACTAGGGTCAACAAACATTGCAGTCTGCATATACGGTATAAAATTAGGGCTAATCCATTGTGGTTCATATAGTAGATCTCCTGAAATACCAAACGATTCAATTTGTTTTTTTGGAGTACGCTTTTCCCAAGTAATCTTTTCAGGGAATACTTCAGGATTAACATCAATAACTATTAAATCTTCTAACTTAAGAGGATACTTAGCTCTATCACTAAGGGTAGGATCTAGTTTGTAGTGAAGTGCAAATAACCTTGGACCAATCTTAGCTTCTCTAGACTTAAGTACATCTATAGGGAATCTCTCTGGTTGTGTTGATTCTCCTACTTCTAGCTCCAACTTTAGGATATAATCCGCACAGTTATCTATTTCACCCGGAACATCTGGATTTGGCATAACTGCGGGAAACTTTATAATAGGATAAGAGTTAGATAATTTAAGATAAATACTATCTGTTGATTGATATGTTCCTAGAATACGAATACAACCATCTGGTGTATTGTTTCTAATTTGTTCTAACTCAGCCAACTTATTTAAAAGTTTTTCTCTTGCTGAAGGAGTATCTGCGTTTTCTTCAATCTCAACATCGTCTACAATAATATCATCGGCGTGGCTACCAGTTATCTGACCAGTAATACCTCTAGCATAGCAAGATAAATCCTGACCGAATACTGTACGACAACCAATATTAAAACCGAATGCACTATCTTTATCAAACTCTTTTGGTTTAAGATGGTTGCAGTATGGAACAACTTCTAAGATTTGTCTTACCTGAGCAATAAAGTTAATTGCTCTTAGGGTTGTTGCAGATATAACCATAATAGTTCTATCTGGGTTTGTTAGTAATCTCCAACTAGCAAAGCAAGCATTGATTACAGACTTACCTGCACCACGACCAGCCTGTAATTGGAAGTCTCTTGGTCCAGTTTGCATTAGATCTGCCATAGCGTATTGTAATGGTGTTGGCTCTCCAAGACCTAAGTACTTAAAACAGGCCCATAGGTGGTTTCTAAAGTCTTCAACCATTTCTTGTGGTGCTTGCATACATCCTCCATAATAAGAACTACAACAATTATGTCATAGTTCCTTGTTATCAGCCATTGGCTGCTTTAAATTTAAATGGAGCCTTGGAAGCCATCTTAGCTTCTAGCTCATCTAGCGTAGCGTGGGAGATACCATCCAGTACCTCCCTATTGTCG